GCATTAATAGCTTTAGAGAAATTTGAAGATTTTAGAGATAGATACTTCCAAACAGAAACAGGCGATCCATACGAAACAGCAGACTTTCATAAAAAATGGATTCAAAGTATTTTACAAGCAATAGATGAAGGTGGCGAACAAATGATATTATCTCCACCACGACACGGCAAGACAGACTTACTGACACACTTTGCTGTATGGCAGATATGTAGAAATCCTAATGTAAGGATTATGTGGGTTGGTGGTAATGAGGAAATAGCAAAGAATGCTGTAGGTGCTGTAGTAGATCACTTAGAACATAATGAAAAACTTATAGAGGATTTCTGTGGGCCAGGACAAACATTTAAACCAAAAAACAGAAGTGGTAAGTCTTGGACATCTGGACAGTTTACTATTGCTACGAGAACTGTAACTGGTATTAAATCTCCAACAATGGTTGCTGTAGGTAAAGGTGGAAAGATATTATCAAGAGACTGTGATTTAATTATTGCAGATGACATTGAGGATCACGGCACAACAATACAACCTTCTGCTAGAGAACAAACAAGACAATGGTGGACAACTACTTTGTCATCTCGTAAAGAGGAACATACAGCTATTGTTATTATTGGTTCAAGACAGCACCCAGAAGATTTATATAACTTTCTTTTAGAGAACCCACAAGTTACAACAATCGTAGAAGAAGCACACAGTACAGAGTGTGTGTTACCAGAATTAGATATTGATGTACATACTGATTGTATGTTATGGGCAAGTAAGCGTAGTTACAAATGGTTACTCTCTCGTTTACAAGCTGCTGAAACAACAGGTGGTAAAGCTATCTTTGAAATGGTATATCTTAACAAAGCATTCGTAGATGGAATAACAATGTTTGATGTTGAAGAAGTAGATTTGTGTAGAGATGTCAATAGAACAATAGGAAACATACCAGCAGGAACACATTTAATTGCAGGACTTGACCCTGCTTCTACAGGTTTTCAGGCTTGTTTCTTATGGGCAGTTAATACTGATACAGGAAAAATGTATATGGTAGATATTGAGAATGAACAAGGTGGTGGCATTATTCAAGCCAAAGAGACAATTAAAAAATGGTATGAGAAGTATGGACTTGCACATTGGGTTATTGAGGAAAATGGATTTCAGAGAGCAATACGACAAGATAAAGATTTAAAAGATTACTGTGCAAGAATGGGTATTTATTTAGAAGGACATCAGACACAAAAAAATAAATTTGACCCTATCTTTGGCGTTGGAAGTATGAGAGAATTATTTAAAGAGGAATTAATTAGTTTGCCATATGGTAGTGCAGAAAGTGAAACTAAGAGTAATATATATCGTAGGCAACTAATTTATTTTTCTACAGGTGCTAGTAAGCAATCTGGTAGAAACAACAAGAGTGATGTTGTTATGGCTAGTTGGTTTCCTATGAAAGTAATTAGGAGATTACAAAAAGAACGACTAGCTGAGGTAGGATTAGATTATAAGCCTAGTTTTGGAGAATGGAATATAAGCGATATGAACGAAAGCCCTTGGGGATAAGATGACACCAGAAGAAATACAACACGCTATTACACAGTTGCATTTTGATAATCAAAGTGCATATTCTACTAGAGGTCGTGTTCGTGCAATTATGAATGGTGGACCTGATGGTATTCTCGCATTGTTAGGCGATCAACTACAAGGTTTCCAAGATTTCCAAATACCAGTACCTAACTTGATGATGTCAGGATTAGAACACTTAGCACAAAAAATAGGTCGTATTCCAAACCTCAAAGTAGATGTACCTAATGGCAAAGATTCTGAAAGAGCAAGACAGAAAGCAGAAAAGATTGCAAGAATTGTTAATGCGTATGATGAGGTACAAAAATTAGATTTACAAATGCCACAAGTAGGTAGATGGCTACCTGGTTATGGTTTCTCTGTTTGGGTTATTAGAGAAAAGAAAGATGCTAATGGAACACCATATCCTATTGCAGAACTAAGAGACCCTTACAACTGTTTTCCTGGTTACTTTGGTGCAGACCAACAACCAAAAGAAATGGCAATTATTCGTAGAGTTCCAAAAGATGCTTTAGCTAATACTTATCCAAATAGCAAAGATAAGATTATGAAAAAAGATGATGCTTACCAAACAAACATTCTTGGTGTAGGTAACGCATATGCTTCTGCTTACACAGATTCATACAATGGTTCTTGGGCTAACTCCAATGGTGATGGAGATTTAATTGCAGAATATTACAACTTAGATGGAACTTATATATTCCATATGACATCAGGAACTATTCTTGACTTCATACCTAACCCACTTGATAGTGGTCCAGCATTTGTCATTGGTAAGAAATTTGCTTTTGACAGATTGCAAGGACAGTATGACCAAATCATAGGTCTTATGGCTTCAATGGCAAAGATTAATGTGATGTCAATAATAGCTATGGAAGATGCAGTATTTACAGAAACAAACATATCTGGTGAAATAGAATCAGGACAATATCGTAAAGGTAGATTCGCTGTAAACTATTTATCGCCAGGTACACAAGTCAGTAAACCTGCATCAAATGTTCCTTATCAAATTTTCCAACAGATAGATAGAATAGAACGACAACTTCGTGTTGGTGGTTCTTACCCTGTTTCTGATGATTCACAGTCTCCACTTAGCTTCGCAACTGGTAGAGGATTAGAAGAACTAGGTGCAAGTATGTCTCTAATGATTAGAGAATATCATACTGTTATGGCTGATGCTATAGAGATGATTGATTCTAAGAGATTAGAGTGGGATGAGAAAATGTATGGTGGTAAGACAAAAGCATTATCTGGTTATATGGATAATAAATTTTACTCTGAAACATACAATCCATCACTTGACATACAAGGATCATACAAGACACGCAGAGTGTATGGTGCTATGGCTGGTTATGATGAACCACAAAAGATTGTTACAGGTTTACAGTTATTACAAGCTGGTATCATAGACACACAAACTCTACAAGAAAACTTAGATGGATTAGATAACCTTGTTAGAGTGAATGAAAGAATTACAAAAGAAAAAGCAGATAAAGTTTTATTTGACACATTGTTAGCACAAGCCCAACAGGGTGATGCCAAGGCAACTATGGCTGTTGTACAGATAAGAAAAAATCCAGATGATATGCAAAATATCTTGGATAAATTCTTTACAGCAGAAGAACCAGAGATACCTATGGCAGAACAAGAATTGCTTGGGGGTGCGACCTTACCACCACAGGGTCCACCACCAGGCATAGCACAGTTACTACAAGGATTAGGTGGCTAATGTCAATTAATAAAAAGTTTGCAGATATAGTACACAACTCATTAGGTGATGTTGATGAAATTGGTGATGATATATTAATGGATGAAGAAATTTTCCAACCAAGAATATTTAGAGATGAAATGCCACCAATGGTGTTTCCTTTTGGTTATATGATAATCAGTTCAACTTTTATGTATTATGATGATGAGGAGCAAGATGGCAACGAGGAGTTCTAGTAACAAAGGTACTGATAGGAGAGCATTAAATGTTCCACCACCAGCACGAAATACACAAGACAATACACAAGCTGTAAGAAGAATACCTGGTATGCCTTATGGTGAACAACAAGCATTAACACAACAGCAACAAGCTGCACCATTACCAAAAGATACTACTCCACAAGCACAACCTGCTATGAGGAGACCAATACCTCAAATGGATGTGTTTGCTCAAACACAACGACCAAGTGAACCTGTTACATCAGGATTACCTTTTGGTCCTGGTGTTAATCCACAACCTGAAGAACAAATTTACCAAGCAGAAAATATACGAGATTTTATATATCAAACTTGGGTGCAAACTGGGGATGATAGTTTACTAGAGTATTTGTAATGTCATCATTTTCAGATAATGTAAATGTGGATTACCTGCTAGAAAAAAGAGAACGCACAGGTAGAGTACAAGTAACACAAGATCAAGCAGATAGATTAAGTGCAGTACAACAAGGAACAACTAATGTACCTGCAAGTGTTATGGTGCAAGGTGTAAAAGATAATGCAGATAATGGTTTTTTTGATTCTCTTACAGAGTTTTTTTCTAAAGCAACAGCAGCCACTTATGGTCGTGTAAAAAATGCAGTATTTAATCAACTAAATGTAAATCCAGAAACAGGTGGTTTTGGAGAATTAGCACTTAAAGGGGGAATGTTAGGTGTTAGAGCTGTTTATGAAGATGTTATTGCTAGACCTATTAGAACAATAGAAAATGTACAACAAGGTGCATCTTTATCTGAAGCCTGGAAAAAATCTGCAATAGACCCTTTTAGATACTGGAAAGAAGCAGTAGAAAGAGGAGAAAAAATAGATTTAGGTAATGCGTTGTTTCAAGCAACTGATCCTGAAAAAACAGAAACATATCAAGAATTAATAGATAAGGGTGCTGACCCAATAAGAGCTAGAAAAGCAGCAGCAGCACAATTAGGATATAATGTTTTTGATAAAATATTTGAAGAAGAACAAAAAACAGTATTTCAAGGTGATAGAGCAGCAGCATTAATTGCTAGAGGTAAAAGTCCACACGCAACACCTGGTCGTGTATTATTTAAACCATTTGAGTTTATCATTGGTCCAGAAGATAAAGCCTATGATTTTTTTACAGGGTTAGTAGATTTTGGATTACAGTTATTAGACCCTACATTTCTTGCTGGTAAAGCAGCTAAAGGAATAAAAGCAGGTTCTAAGTTATTAGCATTATCAGATGAAGCAGCAGATGGATTAGGTTTACTTAATGGTTTTGTAAGAAAGTCGTTTAGTAGAACAACTGCTGAAGAAGTAATTAATGGAGAAATAGGAAATAAAATATTTTTAGAATTATATAAACTTAAAGATAAACCAGCAGATTTAATGGAAAAAACTAATTTTAGTTTAGTAAATAAATATGTTGTAGAAAACAAAGCAATAAGTGATGAGTTTAATATTTTTACAAAAGGTTTATTTGCTTTAGAAGATGGTCTTGATGATGTATCT